TCTTAGACGCTCCCTCCCAGTTCTCACGGAAGGTTCGGATAAATTGAAAATCGCGCCGAGACTCGTCAACGTGATCTGGACCATCGATCCTCAGGCCCACGTCCCCCAGCTCTTCCCGGAATATCGCTCGGAGCTGGTCCTTTTGTTCGGGTGAAAAAGTCGTCAGGTGCTTGTTGATATCGGTGACGCGCAGAGCCAGCTTTTGGGTGTCGTCCTCCAACATTTCGATGCGGTCGGTTTCGGATCGGTTCGCTCTGGCTCGCGGGTCGCGATGCTCGCCTTCTTCGTCACGCTCAGTCATCTGCAATACCGTCGTTGGAGGTCTTTTCTGAGTGAACGTCCCGACGCGAGACGCTAGGCGGTCCTCTGTTGAACGGGGGTTGGGCTGGGCGTATTTTGGCCGTCAGCCGGTTCCGCTGCGTCAACAGTGGGATCGGTTAGGGCTCGGGCGACGTTCCGGCGCCGCTCGGGTCCGCTGCTAGGGTTTAGTCACGAAGTAGAGGATGACCGGGATCGCCAAAGCAGCGACTCCGACCAGCCATTTCCAACCGTCCGAAAGCCCGCCTTGGTGCCCGGCTTCCCGGTCCATGCGTTCTTTCAGGGCGTTGAACTCGGTTCGGGAGATGAACGTCGCAGCCTGGTCCGAAAGGGTCTGGCGGAACTCGTTCACGGAAGCGAACCTGCGCTCGGTTGCCATCTCCGCTTTGGTGACGGCTTCCTTTGCCGCTTGCAGGGCGGCGTTGATGGCACTGGTCTGAGCATCGAAGCGCTGCTGGTAACGCAGCTCCATTTGAGCGAGCAGCGCCTTGATGTGCTCCAGCAGCGTGACGCCCCGAGGCATCGCCGTTACGGAGTAGGCTCGGCGTCGGTATTTGCCAGCGCCTGTTCCGCGATGGTGTCGGCATCGGCGTTCTGGGCGATGGTATCGAACGCGGCCTTGATCTCGTTCAGGTCCACGTCGACAGGATGGTTGGCGATGTAGTCGGCGAGAGCCTGGTTGGCCGTGGTGACTGCGGCCTTGAGCGCGTCAACGGCGGTCGCTATGGCGGCGGTCGCGTCGGTGTTCTTGGCACTGGCGGCCAGAGCGGCGGCCATGCTGGTCTTAACTTCGTCGGCAATAGTCATTTGGCGTTTCTCCATTCGATCGAGCTTTCGGGTGAGGTCTCCCAACAGGTGCTCGATGCGGTCCTGCTGGGAGTTTCGGGGTCGGAAAAGGTCGCGGAGGAACTGGGTCATAAGCTGATCCCCAGAAGCGGCAGCGCCCTGTAAATGACGATCAGCACCGCCACGAGGATCACCAGCACGAGGGCGATCTGCTTGAACTGCGCATTCATGGGCAGCATGTTGATGAGCAGCGTCACGATGTAGGCGACGATGCCGACGATGATGATGAGGACGATGAGTCCGATGAGGGCTTCGATCATTTCTGCGCTCCTACTTGAACTCGGACGGCTTCTGGACCACGGCGGGCTGCTTGGTGGTCATGTGCGGGCTGTTGAAGAAGGTCTGAAGGATGCCGATCAGCACGCCGAAGAGTGACACCAGCAGCGCCGTCACCGTCTGCTGCACGTCGGGCGGGACATTGACGCCGAACTTGGTCGAGACCCAGCCAACGACAATGGCCACCATGGCGCCGGCCGCATACACGGTCTTGCTCTTGATGAAGTTGAGCACGTAGTCGGCGATCGTGCCCTGGATGGTTTTGGGCTTCGACGTGACAGGGCCAGGGAACAGCGCATTGAGCGTCAGTGGATCTAGCGCGCCCGTTGCCGGGATGCCCTTGGAGGTCTGGAACTTGGCGACAGCGCCGTCAGTCTGCGGGCCTTGCGCTCCATCAACAGTGATAGGGCCGAACCCGGCCTTATTGAGAGCGGTCTGCACTTCGGCGATGGTATGATCGGCCATTGGATGTCCTTTGGTTGGGAGGTGTGGATCAGCCCTCGAAGGGCTTTGACTTCGCCGCGTAGTCCCGCCACGGGGTGAGCTCGTAGTGCGGCATATCGAGCAGCTTCTTCCAGTCGCCTCCCCAGGCGATCGGGATGCCCATTTGCTTGGCCTCAGCCTTGACGATGGCAGCGAGGTTTCGGAACCGCTGGAGGTTGTTCCAGTCGATCGGGTACGGCACCACGTCGAGCGCCACAGCTGGCGCCCAGTTGTGCGCCGATTGCCCGAAGTGAGCGCGGCTATGCCCGAGGGCAAAGGCCCGTTCCTGAGCCGCCCTGCCCCGCTGACTGTCGAGCACGGCGATGTTTGTCTGCTCGCCAACCTTGGCAAACAGCTTGCGCAACAGAGGGTGAGCACCATCGAGGCGTGCCTGAGAGGCCGCTGAGAGCTTGGGCATGGGAGAGTACCTATTGTCGGTGATGGGGCTGCGCAGTTAGGGTGCGCGGATGAAACCGCTGCCCAAAATACCGCTGTGGATGCAGAACGAAGACGGCAGCTTCAGCTTTTGGCCGCTCATCGATGCCGGGGTAATGGTGACGGACCAGAAGATGGTCGCGATGGCTTTAGCTATCGTGCTCAGCAACGACCACAATGAGGCCGTGAAGACGGGAGAGCTTATCCCCTCCCGCCAGCAGTTGAGCCTCACGGCAGAGCAGGCCGATAAACTAGGCGACCAGCTCAAGGCCGCGGCGGCGAAGATCGGCGTCAAGCCTGTGGTGAAGAACTAGGCCACGCAGGAGATGGTGTAGACTGGCGGTGTCCACCAGTTCTTGAACGTTACCGAATAGGTGCAGGCCGCACCATGACTGTGACGGCTCCAGCTGAGCGTGAAGGCCGCGAGAGCGGGCGTTGTCGAAACGGCTGCCAGCGACAGAACGGCGGCAACGAGTATGAGACGTTTCATGTGATCCTCCTGTCCCCGTGCGAGAATATAGGGCGCGGCGGACTCGCGTTCCAGTGCGCCGGATACTTACTCGCCAGCTTCTGCCGCTCGCCGCTTCCGGGTGGCCTCTACGACCGCCTCAGCCTCTGCCGCGGCCTTTTCTTGTGCCTCTCGCTCGGTAGCATCGGCCTTGCGGATCGCCTCGATCTTGTCGGCATGCGCCTGGCGCACCTCGGGCGTCCACTGCAGCTCAGCAATGGCTTTGATCTTGGCGATGTCTTCGGGCGGCAGTGGTTCAAAGCCCAATTCCTTAAGGCTCCGCTGGACGTTTGAGAGCCCCATATCGCTGTCGGGTGTCAGTTCGGTGCGGTGCGGTTCTCGGGCCAACAGGTTGCCGTTGTCGTCATAGGTGAGTTTCGCCATGCGAACGGCGATGACGGCTTGATCGGCGAGATCGTCGCCGACGCTGAAGCCGAAATTGTCGAAACGGGTGATCTTGTGCATAGTGCTCCTTTAGGCCGCAGCCTGATAGGCCAGTGCGAAGTCGCAACTGAAGGTGTCGGTGCAGTTGGTGTCGGTGGCAGCAACGTCACCTGTCGCGCCGGGTATGATGAGGGTCGCAGTCGCCGCATTCAACTCGACATAGGCATAGATGCCCGTCGCGGCGGAACCGCCAACGATGAGCCTGATCTTTCCAGGGTTGGTCGCGCCGCTGTTGGCCGAAGTAAACGGCAGGCTGGCGATGCGAGCGGTGCCGACACCAGTACCGTTGCTCGTGAGCGTGATGCGACCATAGACATAAACGAGCTGCCCGATCTTAATGTAGTTTCCGGTCTGCACCGAATAGGTCACACCAGTCGAGGACGCGTTGAACGTCATGGTTGGCGTGAAGGTGCCTTCCTCATAATCGTCCAGCGTGTTGGCGTTAGCGGAGGCGTTCTGCGATGCAGGGAACTTGATTTGCCCAGCGACCGAGGCGCTGAGGTCAAGCAGCGCGGCGGAATTGCCAGACAGCGCCAGCACGCCTGACGATTGAGTAAGCGTGATGTCGGCACTGTTCCAACTGACAATAGCGCCGGACCCAAGGTTCAGACTGAAGAACCCATGAGCGCCATCGCCCAATGCAACGTTGTTGTTGGTGGTCGGGATGACGGCGGTGTTTCTGAAGTCGAGGATGGTGGCACCACCGAGCGACAGCCCGACGTTGTTCGCACCGATGCGACTGAACCCTGAGTCCGTGTCCGCATCAAAATAGAACCCAGGAAGGGCCGCCGTCCCATCCGGGGCTGCGACCTTGGAAGGCTGGATGATCCACGCTCCAGCCGCAGCATTGGCGGTCGCGTCATAGACTACATCGTAGGAGCGGGCGTTGGTGATATCGCCGGCTGCCAGCGCCACGTCAGTCCCAGCGATGATCTTGCGCACCGCCTTTGCGCCGATCGCATCGAGGTTCAGCGTAACTGCGCCAGTGTTTACCGCGCTTGCTTTGAACCGGAACCGCATTCCAGTCGCAAGCGCGGTGTATGTCGTGCTGGTCGTGATGGTGATGGCATCGCCAGTGCCGAGAACGGTGTTCACCCCGCCGAAGTCATCGTAGAACTTTGCGAGGTGCGCCATAAGCGAGCGCACGTAATTATCGCCGCTCTTGACCAGGCCGGTCGCCCCCGTGGAGTCCACGCCGTCAATGTCGGTATTCGACGCAGCCGTTGTGCTGTAGTCAGCAACGTTGCTTTTTGCCATCAGGCGATCCCCAACTTCGCTTTGATCTGCCCCACGTCGGCGATAAGCTGATCGATCTGCGCTTCGCGCTCGGTCCGCTTGCGGATAGCTTCCTGAGCACGCCGCTGGTTCTCAGCCGCCTGCACCACGTCTGCCGCCTCATTTTCGGCGCGCGCCTTCTTGATTTTCTCGATAAGCTGGCGCTGTTCTTCGTCCACGCGGGCCTGTTCCTCGGGCGATGGTCCACCGGGCTGCCCGGTGACATCGAAGACAACAGCGCTCTCCGGCGCGACCTTGGGCCGCCCGTCATCAGTCTTTGGCATGTGGTGATGGTCCTAGTTGTTGACCCAGCCGCCCGAAGCGCGATCGAAATAGGTCGCGGACGAGTTGCCGGATTGCTGCTGTTGACGCTGCTGCTCCTGAGCTGCGAGCCGCAGGAGGGCTTCGCGGCTGAAGCGGGGGGACGGCATGGGAACGGGAGCGCGAGGCTGACCGCGCCCCATCATGCCGGGCTGCAACCGAGGCTGAGGAACAGGCGGAGGCTGGCCGCCGAACAGCCCACCGAACATGCCGCCCAAGTTGGAGGCGAGGTCGCCGACTCTGTTGCCGAGGTTTTCAGCAGCACCAACGGCGGAGTTCTTGAGATTGTCCGCAGCGTAGCCGAGGGACTGCGGCACGCTGCTCAATGCCTCGGGGATTTTGGAGCGGATCAGGCTGCCCGCGAGCGTCGGCGCATTCATTTCGCGGCCGATATTGAAAGCTCCGGCACGGTTGGACTTCACCACGGCATTGCCCGTGCCGTCATCGCTTACCGTGTACGTCATGCCGTTCTTGCCGGTGTAGTTGCCGGGGGCGATCATCTTGCCGCTGGCAAGGCGAAGCTGCTGCGTCTGCTGCTCTACAGGCGCGCTGGGCATGGACGGACGAGCGGATGGCATCGAGGGCCGCTGCATAGGCATAGGGGCTTCCGCCTGGGCCGAGAGTGCGGTCGGGCGGCGCATGGGCATCGGAGGCGGTTGCCCAGCAGCGGCGATAGGGTACGGGCGCGGAATGGGCGGAGCTGGCGGAGTCGGAAGTCCGCGCCCCATCATGCCGGGCTGCTTGTCCTGCGTATTCCACCAAGCGCCGTTGCCGCGGGCCACAGGCGCGTTGAGATCGAGTTCCGGCGGTGGGAGCGTTTGGAGCCCGTCGATGTTGACCCCGGATGGTGGCACAAGCGGGCCGCTGAATGGCAGCGGGACACGGCCAGCAACCGGGCCGATGGTATCCAGCGCCGTCCCCGGCCGCTTCCGGGGCATTGGCGGCATTTCCAGCGAGGCGCGGGTGACCTTGGGAGCATCCGGCACATCGACCAACGGGAGCGGGATGTTGCCCTCATAGATGCGGCCAGGAGTGCTGTTCTCCACGCCGCGCTGCGCTTGCATGTAAATCTTGCGCTGTTCTGGCGTGAGGTCGCTCAGCTTAGTGTTGACGGACACACCGAGAGCGTTCGCGAGTTGCCGCGCATAGGCGGCCGGATTGTTGTTGTCCCCACTCGGGGCGTATTTGCTTATGGCGTCCGCAATGGTGCGGTTGGAGTAATATGGCGTATTGAACTGGAGGGCTTCCTGGGCGCGAACGCCAGTCTCGTAGTCGGGGAAGACAAGGAACTTGCCGTTCTTGCCCGCCTTGGTGACGCCAACGGCACCAAGATCATTAGTCAGTTTGCCCGGCCTGAGGTTCCCGGGGTTGTTGGCCCGCCACGCCACCGTTCCCTTAACGGTCAGAATGCGCCCTTTATCGTCCTCAACGGTGGTGTAGCCGCCGCCAGACGCAATGACGCGCTTGATCGTGATGCCATCGGCCATGCGGGTGAACCTTGTGAAAGAGCGCTGCAGGGCCTATCTGTTGGGCCATGCGTTCAGCGATTGCGGTCTTGTTGATCGTTTTGGCCTCGCCCGCTTTGGCGGCGAATTGCCCTTACGTGAGCGACTCTGGGAACCGGGTGACGTTCCTTGGGGACGAGGATAACGGCGTCGAAGTCATCCGAGCCGGGTCTACGCTTTCATGTTCGTGGGGCGTCATCGGTGAGCCCGATCACTACGCCGACATCGAATGCGACGACGGTTCGAAAGCCGGGTATTTTTTCGGTGCCTCCGAACCGCATGGCGACGATCACGCGCTGCTCATCTACGGCGAGGATATCTACTATCGCCAGTGTTCCCCAGACGTAGGCATGTGATGAAGCAGCGCCCCGAAGCCGATCCGATGTCCTGGGGCTTCTATGGCCTGCTCGCTGCCTTTGCGATGATGATCGCTGCCGCTTTCATCGGCTACGAAATGAAGACGCCTTCTCCCCTGGCGGGCGGTTTCTTCATGGGCTGGCTTGCCGCCCACGGATGGAATTGGTCTGGCCGGGTCAACGGCCGCCGCGAACGGTAATTCTTAGCGGTTCCGGCACGAGCTGATTTGCCCCCTGCCCGATCATCAGCGCAGTGCTTGGTAGAGCCGGCGGACGACGCAGCTTTGCGGGACTTCCCGTCGCAACACGATCCTGAAGCTGCAACACCTTGTTGAGCGTCCCGCGATCGGCGATCCCCTTGGACACCATGCCGGCGACCGGCAGAGCGGCTAGCGCTGGGTTGTGAATGGTGCCCGCGATCTCGAGCATGCCGATCAAGCCATTGCCGCCAGGGGCGAACTTACCGACCCAGCGCAACAGGTTCTCGACATTGCCCTGCTTCACGAGCCCTTCCATCGCGGCCCGCTCTTCCTTCGTGAACGACTTCACCTTCTTGGGGTTGGTCAGGATGCTCTTGATCTGCTGGCGAATGGCGTTGTTGAGGTTGCCTCCAGAACCGGACGCCGCCGCCTGCAGCTTGGCCTTATAGAGCGCGTCGGCCAGAGTTTCGGCCTTGCGGTAGCGGGTATTGAGCGAGCGGGCTTTGATGATCGCGTTGGCTGCATCGCTCGCACTGCCGCCGGCCATGTCGCCGGGCTTGGCACTCGCAATGAAATCATCGATCTGATCCAAGATCACTTCGCCGAAATGAGCATCCGCTGCATTGGTCGGATTGCCGTAGGAGGGCGTAATGAGGTCTCGACGTACTTCCTGCCGCAACTGGTCGAGCTCGGTGAGTGAGAACGGCTTACCGCGGCGCGCGATCAGATCCACGAGCATGGAATAAGCAGCCTTGTGCCGATCGGGCGAGATGTGGTCCTTGGTGGCAGCGTTGACCATGTTCGACATCAGCCGGTCATAGGCTTGCGGCGAATAGGCCGCACCGAGATTGTCGGCTTCGCTGTACGCCGCATTCTTTGCATCGCGCAGCGCGTCGACCGACATCGTTGGCTTGCGAGGGCGGCTTAGCGTGCGAGCGGCACCGCCTGGCGTGAGGCCGCCGATAACCTGCCCGGCAAATTCGGCGAGCGGGTTGCCCGGAGCAGCGGCCTGAGCAATAGCAGCGCCAGTGCCGCTGCCCATCGCGCCCATGAGTTCCTTAGCGGCCAGCTTCGCAGGCTTTGCGGCCTTGCCGATCGTGCCCATGCCAGGGAGCGCCCAGGCGCCAACTTCCTGCCCGATGCGGCGGGTGAACTTCAGGGACGGGTCTTCCGACTCCTTACCGATCGTTGGCGAGAGCATTTGCCGGAACGTCTCGGTGCCGCCGAACGGATGCTCGATTGGGGGGGTGTTCCAGCCCGTCAGCTTGTCGAGGCCAGCAGAGCCGAGGTTCATCAGGTCCGTGGTCAGCTCAACAGGGGCGCCCAGCGTGTTCGCCAGCCCTTCGTTGAAACCACTAAGGCCCTGAGACAGGAAGTCCATCGGGCCGGCAGAGGGCGGCGGAGGCGCGGACGGCCCGGCCATGTTGCTGCCGCCGCGCACGACTTCCGCCTTGTAGGCTGCTGCGAGCTTCCGAGCTGCCGCAACATCACCCGCCGCGTGTGCCTTCTTGAGCGCAGAACCGATTTGCTCGAGCGTTGCCATTAGTCGCCGTACTGCTTCAGGAGATCGTCAAGCTCGGGGTCGCCTGACGACTGCTCATCAAGGCCAGTTACATTCGACGGAGTGCCCTTGGCGGCCTCCACCACAGTCTGCACGAACGTCTGCAAGCGGGCCTTCTTGTCGGCAACCGATGCCGGGCTCTCGAACGGCTTGGGGGTGACGCTGTCCGCGAGACGCTGCACTTCGCCCGGTGTCGCCGTCGCGCCGGACACGCTGTAGAGATACGAAGCCACGATCGTATCGATCGAGTTCTTGGCGCGTTGATACTCAGGACTGCTCATTCCCCACGTCAGAGGGTTCGACCCAGCCGCTTGGTTGAGGCCATTGGAAAGCGCATCGAAGGTGCCCATCGTTGTCCCATCACCGAGCAATGAAACCGCCTCGGGGACCATGACCTTCGCCAGTTCTTGATTGCGCCGGGTGGCCTCTGTCGTCTTGCCTGCCGTTGCCGGATCGGCCGGCCCGCCGGGAATGAAGCTATACGTTCCGTCAGGGTTGGCGCGATAGCCCGCCGGGACGTTCTCTGTCTTGGTCGCTGGCTGCCCTACGGCGAGCGGCTTGTTGTCGGGTCCAAACCGAGTGTCGTTCGGGCCAAGGGTGAAGGGCGCCTGTGCTTTCGGGATCGAAGAGATCGGCTGCATCGTGTTGGGGTCGAGGAACACGTCGCCCTCGCTTGCCTTGATCGGGCCCGGCTTCGGCTTGTAGAGTTCGGTCCACGCATCTGCGAGCGTCATCCCACCGCCAGTCACCCGATCGATAAGGTCTTGGCGTCCCGCCTTCTGCAGCGCCGCAATGGTGTAGTTCTGCTGCTGCGTTTCCTTCGCGATCGCGTCTTTCTTCTGCTGCTGTTCGAGCGCGATCAGCTCGTTCTCGGTATCGACATCAACGCCGTGGTGCAGTCCTTGCGTGAAGCCCATGAGCGCCTGACGAGGATCATTGCCGGCGCCCACCATGCCGCCGAACGCACCGCTGATCTTGCCGCGGTTCTTGTCGAAGGCGTTGTAGAACGGGTTGTCCCCGAGGCCGGGCACAAGGTACTTGAGCACGCCCATTTAGAGAACGTCCTCGACGAAGCTGCCGACACCGCCGAGGATGTCCCAAATTGACAGCGGCTTGTTCGTCTCGTTGGCGCTATCGCCGCCACGGAGCAGCCCGAGATACTTGGCCAGATGGTTGTAGCCGGCGTCGTTCTGGTTGCCCCACATGGCCTGATCGCTCAGTCGCTTCTCCTTGGCCTTCGAGTCGAGCAGGCCTGAGTACCCAAGGCTGCGCGCCCGGCCCGCGTCGATGCGATCCAAGGCCCCCATTTTGCGGCCGTATTCGGTTTCGAACTGCGACCTGCGATCCGCCGCCTGTCCCTGCTGCAACCCAAGGCCCTGCAGCCGGCCATTGACATCGCGCATGCGGGCACTGTCCTGCAGTCCGAGCGCTTGGATCATGTTGCCATAGTCTTGATTGTACTGCCCAAGCCGCGCGGTATTCTCTGCCGTTGAAAGGCTATCTACGGCCTTGTCCACATATGAACCGCCGCCGAAACGGCCCGACGACGTGAACTGGCTACCGACATCCTTCAAAATATCATCGCGGGTACTGCGCAGGGCGCCCTCAAGATAAGGATTGCCGCCCTTCGCGAGGTACTTGCCGCCGGCCACGTCCTTCAGGATGCCAGAGTCGTAGTTGTTGCCGAGATCAACGCGCCCGCCCGCCAAGTCGCCGACGAAGCCTTTACTGAAGTCGGGGCCCGAGAGATAGAACGGGTTCTGCGAGCCGACGCCGCCATAGGCAGCCCCACGAAGCTGACCACTCGCCCTGTTGAAGTCGCCGATGCCGCCACTGATGGCGTTCTTGGTCTGACCGGAGTAGTCAACGAAGTCTGAGAACGGGTTGACCTTCGGGCCCTGATCGTAGGTCCTGCTTAGGTCGGAAAAGAACTTCGTGCCCAAGGTCTTGGGGTCGAACGTGTCGGGATATGTGCCACCTGCCCACGACGGGGTCTGGGAGCCGCCCGTACCGCCACCGCTTGACCCTGGATTGCCGCCACCGCTCATTGGATCGTCCTTCTAAATTCCCAGCGGCCGTCTTCAAGCCGCTTGGCATGGTAGTTCGGGAACACACGGCGCCAGTCTCGGCCCCGGAATTTCACGATGGAGCAGCGAGCCTTGCGCGCTTCATCCTCGAGCAACCGCATGTCGTCGCGCGCCTGCTGGATCGACCCGCCGCACCCGCCCACATAGATGACCCAGAACACTGGCCTGAGGGTCTGCGTTACAGCCCATCCGGTGAGCTGTCCGTCGATGCGCCAGAAGTCCAGATCGCAGCTCATCGCCTGATCCAGCACGCGCCAGGAGTCACGCTGCGGGTCGCGTTCGATGGCCGGACGCAGGGTAGCCTCTATCGCCGCCCATTCGTCTGGGACGTGCCATGCTGGGAACGGTTGAAGCATTATCGCAGCTTGGCCGCAGACGGGCCTTCGTAGGTGATGGACCAGTCGATGAGGCCGGACGCATTGCTGGATGTCATGCGGATGAACCACCCCACAGGGAGCAGGAACGGTTCATTGAAGATGAGCGGCACAGACGCAACGCGCTTGATGATCTTCGCCGTCGATCCGTCGTATTTGTCGATCGTCACTGTCGGGGCGCCAGCGGCATTATCCGATGCCGTAATGGAGCGTATCCACGTCGCCCCAACGGCCGTGAAAATCGTTGTCGCCGTGTTACCGGTGAGCGTACCGTCTTCGGTGAGCGCTCCTTGCTTGTTGATGTCGCTCATCGTGGGCCGCCCTGCTTGGCGTCTACGAAGTCAACGCCCTTGGCGTAGCTCCACGTCGATGCCGAAGAGATGTTGCGGCGAAAGGCGATTTCCTTGCCCCTGCCTCGCAAGGGGACGCGCCCGGATGCCACCTTGGCCACTCCGGTCTTCCACGTAATGCTGTCCGCGAGCTCATCGGCTACGCCCAGCTCGAGCGTACCATCGGCGCTGTCGTCCAGCGGCTTGGCCCAGTTGATGAGCGCCGTAGTGCCGCTGTCGGCTAGTGCCGTTTCCAGCGTAGCGGCCATTGCAGAGCCGGTATAGAACCCGAACTTGTAGGAGCTGTTGAGCGCCCCAAAGAGCGGTTGCCCGCCCGATAGAAGTCGCGAGTCCCACACGAGACTGGCGTCAACGCTGTCCCATGTTGCAGCGGCATCGTAGGCGTCCCATGTTGCAGCCGCCTGTGCCGTATAAGCGAGATAGGCCGTGGTCACAGTGAGGGTGAACCAACGCTTGAACGCCCAATTGTACCCTAAGACGTAAGGGAACGTCGTGGCCGCCCCGTCCGTTGACCAGCGCCACAAAACGTTCTTGCGGAACGGATCGATCGTCCCCTGCACCGCTCCCAAATTCGACTGGTCCACGCGGGCGAGAAACCACTGGTCAATGAACCCGGCACCAATGCGCTCGATCCCACCTCCACCCGAGAACATGCGGAAGCCGTCAGTAGCAAGCCAGAACACTCTTCCATCGAAGGCCACGCAGGAGCGCACCCCAACAGCGCCAAATTCCTCCGATATGGACTGAATGCCCCATAGAGCATTGCCGATGTTGCCGACCTGAATGAGCCGAACCGCCCTCTGCTGAAGCACAAGCGCCGACGTATCGGTGAGCTTGCCGCCCCAGATCAGGGCGCCGCCGCTTTCAAGCGGCTGATAATCGGCGCCCTTCGTGGTCCAGTTGGTGTGATCGGAGAATGCGGAAGACCGAATGAGGCGGTTGTTCCTGTTCCCCGCGCTGTCGAGCGTGTCGAGGCCAAAAACGATGTTGCCGCACTCAAATATCCACCGCGGGTTTTTCGCAGCGGCGACGGCCGAAGCGGCTCCCAACGACTCCACATCATAAGCCCTCAGGCCATCGGTGGTATCGGAGTATAGCAGCTTGGTCCCGAACCGCAGGAACGACAGGTCGTCGCCATCCGTAACAGTCAGCCCGGTGTCGATCGAGCTGAGCGTGTAGTCGGAGGCGAGGCTTTCAACTGTCGTTCTGGTTCCAAAGACCGTACGCCACGAGCCGTCCGCGATCTGATACGAGATGGTGCCGCGCGGTGCCGCGCTCAGGGCGCCGGCCGAGCTCGGGACGCTCAGCGACGGGAACGGGCCATAGCCTTCCGCCAAGGGCTGGACACCATCCGCCTGCATCATGGCGCCCGGCGTCAGTTCGCCTTGGTCGGGCGCAAGAGGGCCAAAGGGGAAGTCCATCAGGGTACGCCGTAGCCTTCGTTGAGCGTCATTTCGACCTGCCCGTACTCAGCGACGTTGCCCTGGCTCACGATCTCATCGAGGATGTTGTCGGCGGATGCGAAGAACGTACCGGCGCCCTGATAGTCCTCAAGTTTTTCCTTCGCCGCGCCACGGCAGGCCTTGAGGTAGTAGTCAGGTGCCAGTGTCAGCAGCCAGTTCGTGGTGTTGAGCGAGGTAAGTGCCGGAACCGAGTCGCTGATCTTGACGATGAAATCGTCATCCGTGACCGGCGCCACCTGAAACTGCGTCCCGCTGATCAGTGCAAACACGTCGGCATCGGCACTCACAGCGTACGGGTCGCGGCCAATGAGTGATGCTACCGTCACCTGTTTCAGCGGCATGGAGCCAAGCACGTTGCGGGTGATGGACGTGAGCCCAACAAAGCCAGTTGGGATCGTGCCAACGCCCGAGCTGTTTGTGTTGACCGTGCTGCTCGAGCGACGACGAAAATCCTGCGCCAGCTGCCTGTTGGCCCGCGACTCCGCAATCAGAATGAACTCGTCCGTCTCTGCGGACGTGAAGGTTCGTTCCTCCCAACTGCCGATCGCAGTAGAGAGATTGGCATAGGTATCGAGTGCCATTTACAGCTTGCCTGACCTCGTACGGAACGGGGCGTTCTCTTCGCGGTTCAACCACCACTTGAGGTGATCCTTGTCGCCGGCCGTTTTGCGCGCAGCGAGCTCGGCGAAGAACTTGTTCAGCGGTATGCGGCCGACGCGCACCATTGGCACGTTGCCGGCCTTTTCCGAGCCAAGGCCCGCGGACCACGGCTTGGCGTCACGTGAAACACGCTCCTCAGCGTTGAGCTTCACAAGGTTGTCTTCCTCGAGGAACTCAGTCTTCATGACGGTGATGGGAACACCGGACACGGGATGCGTGCCGTGTCCCTCATAGCGACGATAGCCGTCAGCGACTTCGACCAATGTCCACGAGCAGTTCTGGACATCGGCCTCAGTGAGCTTAATCGTCGATTTCGTATTCACCGATGCCTGCCTTGCGGACGGCCTTAGCCTCATCGGCCGGGAGCTTGATGACGGCGCCAGCCCAGAGCTTAGTGTCGAAGCCGGTGCCGACCATGGGCGCCGGGGGCAGCTCACCACGGATGAAGGCTTCCTCCTGCACGGTTTCCATCATGCCGGCGGCGTTCTTCTTGAGGATAGCGGGCCGGGTGTAGCCGACGATCTCGAACATTGGCGGCAGGAACTTGCCCTTGTTGTTGGGGTCAGGCAGCTCGGCCGGGCGGTAGTTCTTGAGCAGCTTCACCGTCACCATCTTGGGCAGGGGAGGCGGTACGGCGCTCGTGGTATCGAGGTGGAAGTCGGGGGCAGGCTTCTCGTTGAGGGCGGCTTGTGCCACTGGTTCAACTCCTTGGGTTGAGGGCAGCGCGGACGAATGCCCGCGCCGTTGGTTGCGTCGGCTCATTAGAGCCGTTTGCCGGTGTAGGAGGCACGACCATCGCCGGTCAGCGTTTGCGCCTCCGCTACGGGCAGCCACACTTCCGTCCCGGCGAAGAGCTTGCGCCCAGTTGCGCCAGTCGGGGCCGATGCTGACGGTGTGCTGATCACGGTGAAGCGATCCACGGGCGCGTAGTTGTTGTTCAGCACGACGCTCGTTCTGTTGCTGCTAGGCGACCGTATTCTCGAACGGAGTTGCCTCCGATCCGGACTGCGTGATGACACCTTCGACGTACCACTGCGTCGCGGAGCAATCGATGAAACGGATGTAGTCACCCTTGCTGACGCCGCCACGTGTCGTGCCGTTGAGCAGCAGCGAGTCATCCGAGGCACCCGCGATCCAAGTGCGCGCCGCGTCGGTCGCGGAGTCGGTGGTCGACGCACCGATGATCGTGCCGGTGAACAGCATCGTGCCGGCAGAGGCCTTGATGAGATAGTTGGAGGTATTCACCACGCTCACGATGAACAGGTAGGTGTCACCACTGCCTGTTGCCGCCGGAAGCGTGAAGGTCAGCGCGGCACCCGCGGCACCCATGAGAAGCGGACGGCCTTCATGCGACGCCTTGGTAATGGGCGTTGTTGCAGTGAGCGCAACAGGCGTCTGCGAGAGCTGTGCGCCGCGGCGCACCTCGTCTGCCGTGGCGTATTTCATGACTCCGGCGGAGGTGTCGAACACCGCAAAGCGGTCGTCAGTGGCAACCGTCGTCACATCGGAAGCGACTTGGTTGAGCGCAAAGCCGAGACGGTTGAGAATGCGGCTGATCGTGCCGCTCTGGTCCAGTGCCATTGGGATAATCCTTCAATTTGGGGCCGGGAGCGCCCATGGGGAAAGGGGCGGAGCACGAAGCCCCGCCCTGTTGGTTCGGATAGAGCGGCTTAGGAGATCGTCGCCGA